GACATATAAAAATGATTATCTTGGAAAGTACAAGAACAGTTATGACAATCAAGTTCTATTTTTAAGTTCTATTAATGCATATTTTAAAGCTTTAGAAAGAGAAAACATTTTAGAGTCTAATTATTCGAATAAAGCTTCAGTTGCGGTGGAAGCGCAAAGAATAGCCTGGTTAGGTGTTGGTAAAACAGAAGCAGCTGATTGGACTGAGCAAGAAGTAAAGAATAATACCTTTAAAAATAAATTGTTCTTAGCAGCAAACAATAAGATCTTAAATGCTATGGAAGATTTAAGCTTTGACATAACTATGGAATAAGGAGGAGAAAAATTTGAATAAAGAAAAAATATTACAAGGTGTTGATGGCAGAATATGGCTAAATGATGATAAGCAAGGCAATTGTAAGTCAGTTGAAATCAAATTGAACTTAGAATATGAAGAGGTTGACATTCCAGGAGAGCGTATGAAGCAACACAGATATATGGGTTGTTCCGGTGAAGGAACCATGGCTGGTTTTAAAATTGATTCTAGATTCATCAAATTATTAGCTGAAGGGGTAAAATCAGGTGAAATGCCATTAGTTAAGATTGTTGCTAAGTTAGCAGATACCACTGAAAAGAACGCTCAGCGTATAGCAATTTATAACGTCCAATTTAACGAATTAATGCTCGCTCAGTATGAGCAAGGCAGTAATACTGAAGAAGAAGTAAGTTTTACTTACGGAGATTATGAAATAATAGATACTATTTAGGAGGCATGAATGAGTAAAAAAATTAGTAAAGAACAATTAAAGACTTTGACTTTAAATGATTATATTGCAAAGGCAAAGCAAAAAGAAAAATCATTAACAGAGTTTAAAAACATTACATTAGGTAATAGCAAAATTGTTGTAAAAAAGTTAAGTGATGGTAAAATTTTAGATTTGATGGACGAAATGAATGAAGACTCAACTATGAGAGAAAACATTTCGATTTTTAAAGAAATGGTATTTGAAAGTGTACCAGCTTTAAAAGATAAAGAATTAATAGGTGCTTTTGAGTTAAATGAGCCGATCGATATTGTTACAAAAGTTTTTGAAATTGGCGAGATCATAAAGATTTCGGAAATTTTACTTGATTTATATGGTCTTGGCGACCTAAAGGATGATTTAAAAAACTAATAAGTCACGATCCTATTTTAGATATGTTTAGGTACTATTTATCGAAAGGACATTCAAAAGAGGAGTTACTAAGTCTTTCAAATAATGAAAAACTATTCTTTGTAGCTTGTAAAGAATTAGATCAACGAGATGAAGTTGAAAAATATAAGTCAATGATGGGAGGGTGATGTTGTGGGCAGTAAAGTTGTAAATACGATACTGAATTTAAAAGACAAAATGTCACCTTCTATTTTAAAAGCAACTAAAAACACGAAAAAAATGTCTAAAACCATGCGCAAAGTTCAACGAGCGGTTAATAAAGAAGTTTGGAAGATGCGCAAAGGGTTTTATTATTTAAAAAGAGACGTGAAGCGGGCAGCGATAAATGTTGCTAAAATAACGGCAACTATGGCAACAGCTATAGGCATTGCCGGCGCTAAAATAGGTTTTTCAGAAGCTTTTAATATAGAAGGTTTTCGGGTCCAATTAGAAACCGCTGTAGGTGATACTCAAAAAGCAGCGAAAAAAATGGCGTATGCAACAAAGTTTGCAAATAGTACGCCCTTTGAGACCAGTAGTGTAATGGAAGCAACAGCTAGTTTAGAAGCAATGGGAATCAAGTCAGAAAAATGGTTACCAAAGATTGCCGACATGGCTGGAGCAACCAACAAAAGTATTGAACAAAGTTATGAAGCAGTCATTGATGCAGTGGCTAGTGGTGAGTTTGAACGATTAAGAGGATTTGGAATAATGAAGGATGAATTAGTAAGTACTTCTAATATGAAATTTGGTGCTGGTGTAGTATTCGATTCAAGAGGTTCTTTAAAAGATGCAGATAAATTAGCTGAAACTTTAATGGCTGTAATGGATAATCGATTTGAGGGTGGATCAGAAAAGATGTCCAAAACTATAAAAGGTTTATGGTCCACTATTACTGGCGTGACAAAAACATCCTTGGCTAATATTGTTGGCATCACAAGTGAAGGCGAAATATTGCAAGGTACAGCCTTAGACCTTTTAAAAGGAAAAATGGAAGGTGTTATTGCAAAACTTAACGAATGGAAAGAAAGTGGCGCCATTAAAAGGATTAGTGATGGATTAACCAAAGGTTTAAAAACAGCGGGAACTTATGCTAAAAAGTTTTCTGATAAAATCACTAAAATTATAAACTTTTTAAAGAAAAATGAAACATTAGTATTTACTGTTGTATCAGCATTTCTAGGCTTTAAAGCAGCTGCTGTTGCTATTACTCTAGCGACAAAAGCTATGGCATTATTTAAGATTGCTGCCATGGCCATTAAAGGAACGTTAACGCCAGTTCTCGCTTTTCAAGTAGCAATCACTCTATTGGCTGCAGGATTTTATTATCTATATAATTCAAGCGATAGCTTTAGAAATAAAGTAGACGCTTTAGTAAAGAAATTGAAAGTTTTTGGCGATTACTTTAAAAAGAATTTGTTGCCAGTAATTATAGATTTTGCTAAAGAAATAAAAGATTTAGCGCAAAAGAGAATTAAGAAGCTTATCAAGTTCTTTAAAGATCTTAGTAAAAGTGATTTAAAAGATAAAATTAAGAAAACTTTTGAATCTTTCAAAATACTAGGAGCATTCTTAAAGAAATATTTGCTGCCGGCAATCATTACCATCGGAGAAGTTGCTTATGATGCTTTTATATTTGTTTTCGAAAACGTAATAGATGTTTTGAAAGTGCTTTATAATAAAGCGTTGAAACCATTAGGCAAATTTTTTAAAGATGTTTTGATTCCTATTGCTAAAGCTTTAGGTTTGGCATTCTTAGGATTTATTGTTATTTTAGATCCATTAATTAAATTTTTGATTTCTAAATTTAAACCAATTTTTATTACTGTTTTTAAATTAGTTAAAGCTTCTGTGATTACAGCTATTGAAACCATTGGTGGAGTCATTAGTGCATTAACTAGGATTTTTAAGGGCATAATCGATTTTGTTGTCGGTATATTTACTGGGGATTGGGAAAAAGCTTGGAATGGTGTTATTGAAATCTTTGGTGGTATATTTGATGGGATTAAACTGTTAATAACAACACCTATAAGGTTGGCCATAAATATTGCTAATGAATTTATTGAGGGTTTTAAAGAGAAATTTGAAGATTTGAAAGAGACAATTAGTGATGTTTTTACTTTCTTAAAAGACGGTGGCAAAGAAAGTCTCAAAAGTATAGGCAATTTCTTTGTAGAAATATTTAACGGCATCATTGAAGATTTGAATGGTATTGAGATTGCAATACCTGATTGGGTACCTAAAATAGGCGGTAATTCTTGGGGGTTTGATATTCCTAAGTTCTCTAAATTTGCAACTGGAACAGATTACTTCTCCGGAGGGCTTGCAAAGATTAATGAGTTTGGTGGAGAAATAGTTAATTTACCAAATGGATCACAAGTGATTCCTTCAGATAAATCTGAAATGATGGTTAAAGATAAGAATACTGGCCATGAGATTAAGATTATTATTCAAGGGGACGTCTATGGTGATGAAGACCATGTGGATCGATTGTTTAGTAAGGCTGTTAAGAAAATAGAGTTAGCACTCGGTAATGTTTAGGAGGTATTTTATGGATATGATTATTAGTATTAACAATAATGAAAAAGTATATGTTTTACCCATCTGTCCAATACCTCAGATTACTGATCCAATGAATAATCAGGTCATGGATACAATTAATGGGCCGGTGAATATTATTGGGAATAAAGGATTAAAAAGTATTTCTATTAGTTCTTTATTTCCTAATAATGATTATCCTTTCATTCGACCAGGTGGATCAAGTAATGCAAAAGAATATGTAGAATTTTTTGAAGAAATTATGGCAAGAAAAATACCCGCCAGGTTAATTGTAATTGATGAAAATGATGTTCAAATGAATTTAGCTGTGACGATTAATAACTTTACCAATGAAAAGGATAAAGCCGGTGACATCCGATATACAGTTGAATTTTTAGAGTTTCCGTTGTAGGTGGTTGGGTGAAAATATATGTTGCTAGAAATAAGAAAATGGTTGATGTTAGTAAAAGTTGTGGTGAAATAACGTGGAATGATGGTATTGATAGCTTAGGTGTTCAATTGACTTTTAGTACAAAGAATTTAGATTTAAAAGTA